ACGAGTACGCCTGCGGCGGCGGTCTTCACCCAGCGCCCGATGAGGATATCGGTTGGCTGAGGCCGCTGCGCGAACCACAGTGTCGCCGCGTCGTACTCGATGCCATCGGACCCGAACGCTTGGCCCACCTCGGAGAGCGATGAGAACTTCAGCAGGCGGTTGCGGAGATCAATGACCTGATTGTTCGTCAGCAGAAGCATCGAGGTCGTGTTCTGCGCCTGAGATGCCGCCGCAGCTACGGAGACCTGAACGTTGACGAGGCCGCTGATTGGAAGGGCAATGGTTCCCATTTAGCAGTCTCCTTTCCTATGGATCAAAGAGTCCGGAGTCACTTCCCAGTCGATCGGAGGGGCGTCGGAGTAAATAGTTCCGTAGACACCGCCCACATCGAGCACCGCATAGGTAAATTGTACGGGGCGGCGCAAGACCACTCCGACGTCCACGCGCCGCTGCCATCGACCCTTGATCATCTCCGAGACGGTGATCTGATCTTCCATCGAGACCAGCTTGATCGGGTCCAGCAATTCGGTATTCTGCCGGATGCCTGCGCCCATCCTGAGATCCAGCGCGGAGTCGCCAGCCGCGCTCCCGTAGAAGGTGACTATCATCTCGATCTGCTGGTTGCGGAAGACGGTATCGCCTTGCGGAAGGCCCGCGCCGGTCCAGTGCTGAACTACCGGGTCCCAGTCATTCACCGTACGCATGATCGAGAACGCCGCCCAACACGGTACCGTGAAGTCAGGTATCGGCGGGGGATCAGGTTGCCATGCCGGGCGCACCAGCTCGGGATCAAGCTCGGTCAGGCCCACGATCCATGCCTGAAGCAGATCTTCGAGTTGGATATCGGTCAGGACTCCGTTCCGGTCTGTCGGAACCAAGACGCCGCCCGTTGCGCTGGTGTTCCCCATCAGTTTGCCGCTCCCATCGGTGGCTCATCCTGTAGGTCTTGGCTGGTGCAATACGCCTGTACGAAGCCGTTCCCGTAGTTGGTATAGTCCTCCACGGTTTCGACCAGATAATCGTCTCCGCGCCAGAGGACGAGGTCTGGCAGATATCCCTGTGTCTGCTGCCGCAGCCGGAACTTCGTGATCACGAGACAGCTCTTTCGCCCCGTCGCATAGTCCTTGGGCCGCTCCTGCGTATTCGCCCCCGAGGGCTGGACTACACCTGTCGTCGGTATCTGCGTCTCTATGACCGCTGTGCGCCCCTGCGCGTTGACGCCACTCTCACGCCGGACCACCGTGAAGGTGTCCATAAACATCGGGCTGGTGAGGACGATGGTGACGTCAAGCTGCGGAGCCATTACTCGCCTCCCCTGCGGTTACGCAGGCTGTAGTTGATTGCATTCCGCAGCTGGCCTGTCACAATCAGCGGTCTGGTTCCCATGAAGCCCTTGCGTCGCCGCGCCTTGATCGTTCCCGGCTTCAGCGGTGTCAGCGGCCCGGTGGTGAGATAGCCGCGAACGCCCGCCTGAGCCGTCAGCCCCGCCTCGTTGAGTCCCTTGTCCACGCCGCCCGCATCGCCGTCCAGAGCAGCCTTTGCGCCCCGCGCAAGCCGCTTCTGAATCGACAGTGCAGCTGCATCGACGCCGGGCTGGAGGAATGGCCGTGGAGGAATGTTGTTCGCCGGGGATCCGCGATCATGGATGTACGCCAGAGCCGCATTGGTGATCCCTCCACCTTCGCGGTTGACACTCTTGTCTTCCGGATAGCCGACGACGACCATGCGTTTCCGCAGCGTCGCCATCGCCAGCTTCAGCTGCTTCGTGTTGTCGACGGAAGTGGTGACCTTGTAGTTGATGAGCGATTCGTTCGTCACCACTTACCCCCGAAGCGCGGCTGCGGCTGTGGCAGGAACCTGCCAACAGGGACGTTGGAGTTGGGATTCTGGTTATACCAGCCGGGGCCAAAGCTGGCTCCAGCCCAACCGGAAGGATCAATCATGCCGTTGCAGGGGCAAACCGATGCCCAGCCCGGCACTCCCAACTGGATCGGGCCAGCTCCGACCAGTCGCGCCATGCGAATGAATCGTTCGCCGTAGACGGTCAGATTCCAGTGGCCAGCCGATGACTCCGCAGCCATCCCCGTATCGTAGGAGACGGAGACCGCTCCCGCTGACTCCGACGAGACGACGCCGTGAAGCATACCGGGTACGCCTCCGGAGCCCGGAGCAGGCATGGCGGCTGCTTCGAGAGCAAGGTTGTGTTCGACGAAGAGGACGGTGCCGATACCGAGTGCGGAACCCCATCGGCACGTCAGCAGGATCGAAGCCGCATCGAGCCAGAACTGGATCGATGCATCGGGAAACATGACCGGATCGGAGAAGGCAGGGGCCACCGCCCGAAACTCATCAGGTGTGGTGGGAACCGGAACCGATCTTGCTCCATACACGCGAACCTACTTTGCGAGGGGCGCAGTCTTCTGCTCTTTGCCCTCAAGCGTTGATTGAAGTTCTCTTACGGGGGGCGCGATTAGACGCGATGCGCCATTGGCTTTGAGATACGGATGGTCGGCCAGCTCCTCCGGCACCGCATGCCTGCCCGCAGGGTAGTGGATGATCTCTCTCGCCTGCGTAGTCAGGTTTACGTCCTGCGGAAAGATCATCTCTGCCGTCTCTCCACTGAAGCGACCTACTGCCTGCTCCGGCGTCAGAAACGCGCCGCGCCTCACACCGCCGCCGATGATGATCGTCTTCTCCGGCGCTTGGTCTGGTGAGAGTGGCTTCGCGCCATGCGCTCCCGTACCTACTGGCTCTGTGTTGCTGATGATCATCACGGTTCCTTTCCTGCGACTAGCGATTGTCGTACTTGGCCTGCGTTGCGGATTCAGCCGGAGTCTTGGCTACACCCGCCCCGATGTTCCCTGCGTGCTGCGCTCCCGCTACCGGATGGACCGCCGCTGTCGTCGCTGGCCGCTGTACTCCCGCGAACCTTGCTCTCGATTCCTCTGCGGCTTCGTCATGAAGCGCCTTCCGCTCTTCATCCGAGACTTCGATGATGCCGAGCAGCTTCGCTTTCTTCACCGCGTCCTCGGGGAGATCTGGCTTCGGTGGAGCCTGACCTGCATCCTCGGCCTGCTGGTGCGCGATCACATCCGAGATGGTGAACTTGGCCGTTGTACCCGGACCCGGCACAACATGGATGAGCGGGACTCCGGTCTTGTCATCAAAGACCTGCGGCGCCGATGCCGCCATGCTGGAGGGGAAGCTCGACTCGGCGCGAAGCTGGCCGGGGCTTGGCTCCGCAGTACTTCCACCTTCCTCGCTCGATGCCGGGCGGCTGGCGTGGCGGGGATCTTTCTCCGGGGACTCTTTGCGTGTGCTGAATGGTGTCTGTGCCATCGTTTTTCTCCTTCACAGAAAAGGCAGCAGCCCTATGCCGCTGCCTTTTGGTTTGATTCCGAACTCTCGACTAGAGGCCGTCCCAGTAGGACGCCGTCTCCGGATAGACCCACTCCACGACACCGAGGCGGCAGTAGTACGTGGCCTTGTGATAGATCCCCTCATACTGCAACGGAGTCCGCTGCAGGAGCGTCATGGGGAAGCGGACGCGATCGTACGCCTTGGTGTAGACGATCATGCGGTCTACGGTGCCGGGTACGCCGAGCGTTCCACCTTCACCAGCGCCCGTCAGCCACTTGATGGGAACGATGGTCAGAGAACCGGAGCCGTTCGAGACCGAGACGTTGTTCTCTTCGATGTACCGCTTAATCGACATATTGCCCGCCGCCGTCGCTACCTTCGCCGTGGCGATGTAGCCAAACTGCTCTGGCGGGATGCCGATGCGGTTCGACATGGTAGACCAGCCCGAAGCTGCCCACGTAGTCGTCAAAGCTTGATTGAAGTCAGCCAGCACCTCATCCGGAGTCTTGTTTCTCCACTCCGTTCCGCCACCCGGATTGGCCGAGGCCGGGAAGTTGGTTCGCAGCACACGCGGGTTGGTCAGCAACCCCGGCTGGCTCAACGAGATATCGCCAATGTAAACCTGTTCGTCGATATCCATCTGATGCTTCAGGTTGATGGCGTCAATCTTCTGCTGATCGATGGGGCGTCCAAGGCGGATGGCGCTCTCCAGCTCAGGGATGGTGTATTTGAGTTCCAGCGCCCACAGGGTCAAGGGCAAAGCGAGCTTGTTGAGGTCAAGATCAACGCCCGTAATCTGGGTCGTTGTCTTGCCGATCCACGCCTTGCCCGTACCGATACCGTGGCCAGTGCCGAGTGAGCCTGCGGACGCCACCATCGACTGTGCGAACGCAGTAAACTCATCGGCAATGGTCACATCTTCACGCAGGTCAATGTCACGCGCCCATGAAACATCGACCAGCGGAAGGTGCAGCGTGGGATCGAGACGCTCAAGTTCACCGACGAGGAAAGTACCCGTCGAGTCGCACCAGCGTCCGTCATGGGTACGGTAACGCTGGCCAAGTGGAACACCATTGGCGTCGAGGGTGCGGCGTGCGGTTTCAAAGGTGAACATTTGAATCTCCTCGTTTACAGCGAAAATTCCAAAGCGATTTTCCGGTTACCGGAAAATTTTGCAGCTCACACAGCTTCGGTGTGCTGGATGGTGACGACCAGCTCAGCCAGCCCGTTCGAGTCCGGCATACCGTTGAAGTGGGCGTTCTGAAGCGGACCAACTCCAGCCGTAGCCGAGAACGTTGCGTCAGCAACCACGGCATAGGCAGCGCCAAGCTTCTTTGGCACTCCGGCGCAGTGAACACCGATGTAGCCCTCGCGCAGCACATCGACAACGGGTGGCGCGGCGATCTGCGTCATATCCGCGTTCAGCACGAAGGGCTGCGTCGGATAGGCCCGCACCACGACACCATAGATCGCAGTCGCGGCCGAGTCCGTTGAGTCGAAGGCGCGAACCGAGTCGCCCGCAGTCGAGACCATGACCGCCTGACCCGGCACCAGAAGCTGCCCCGGCTCGATCTTGCAGGGCTCGATCCACTGCGGATGCGTTCGGGTAACGCCGCCCGGCTGTAGTCCGGGCATCCGGAAGGTAAGCACCATCGGTGAGGTGGCGGCGTCGCGAACCTTCCATCGGCCCGGGAGTCGGCGCACGAGGGGCTTCTTATCCAGCAGGCGGTTGATAAAGTCACGGATAGTCTGCATTACGGCTCCTTTTCGCTTCGGTGCTGCCACTTGTTCGGCCACGCTAGTTGACCCGCTTCTCCCAGAAGGCGCGATTCATTTCGTTCATCTGCTTGATCGTCATCGGCCCCGGCGCATCGGCGGTCCGGGCGAAGCCCTCAAACTGTGTCGCGCTGCGGTTCTGAGCCTTCATCTGCGCGGCTGCGGAGAAGAACAGGCTGCGGGTGTCCTTGACCGAGAGCTTCGCCAGCGCATCCTGAGTCAGCGGCCTGTCGCCACGCAGCTCTGCCAGCATCGTCGCTCCCGCAGTCGTCGACGCCGCAATCGAGAGCGCCTTCTTGCGCAGGCTGGTGATAGAGGTAACCGTGTCGCGGGGCTTGGTGGCGCGATCAAAGGTAGGGAAGCTGATCCCCGGCGCCAGAATCTCCGCAGCTGCCATCGTCGACTGAATCGACTCCTCCATGTAGCGCGAGTCGGTAGTCTTGGCCGCATCGCCCTTGGCCGAGTCCGAAGTCTCTTCGGTCACATCCTCGTCGGGATCTTGGTCGCCAGTCTTGGCCACGACTGCGCCCTTGCTGTCGCCCGTACCTTCGAGTGCGGCAAGACGCGCCGTGATCTCGGCTACAGTGCGCTCACATGCGGCCAGCCGCTCCGCGAGATCGGTTCCCTCTTCGCCTTCCTGATCTCCGGTCGACTCCTCGCGCTGCCCTTCCCGCGCTGCGGCGATAGCCCGCGCAGCTTCGGCTGGATCGGCATCGCCATTGCCGTTGCCGTTTCCGTTGCCATTCTCGCCGTTACCGTTCTCGCCATTCTCACCGTCCGCGTGAATGTGGATGTGCGTCTCACCGACGAGATTCCCGTCACTCGACGCCTCTTCGATGGCTTCGAGCACCTGTTCCAACTCATCCTGATCCTTGGCTTTGAAGGCGTTCCGGATTCTGTCCTTGAATGTCGGCTTGGCTTTCGTCGCTACCTTCATCTCACCCTCCGCGTCCCTGATACTGCATCGTGGTCCGCAGCGGCCCTGATCGACGAGAGCAACGTGGTTGCCCAAGATATCGACCTGATACCCGACGCCTGCTGCTTCCTCTTCGTACTCCGCGTCGTAGCCGCTTGAAATCTCATCGAGGCCCTCATCCAGCACCATCCGAATCGCTTCTTTGTCGGTGATGAGGAGATCTGCCATCAGCAGATCGTCTTCAACTCCAACTCCGCGCCGGGCGTCCAGTACAACCCCGACTGCGAGATCCTTCCAGTTGTCCGGCGTCACATCCACGTCAGGATGGTCAACCGTAACTGGCTTCCCGTTGAAACTGTCGATGGTCTCATCGCGGAATACATCTTCAGGACGGCGATGAATCCTGACCGTTCCATCGGCTCCGTCGGCAACTGGCGTCTCGCCCGGACCATAGAGTTGAACTCCGGTGCGGCCAATCGGCACGTTGCGGCAGAGCAAAAACCCTTCAGGAGTCTTATCGCGGTTGGGCCCCAACTTGAGTGTGGTGAAGAAGCGCACCGCGTAAGCACCCCTAAGTGAAATGCTACGTCGCGTGTCAATAGGGTTAAATTTTCCGGTTACCGGAAAATGTTACTCTCTTGATTCTGGTCAACCTTTACTTGAAGTATTTATGCGGAAGAGAATGTAATCTGGTGGATTTAGTCGTTCAAAAGCGGCTCTGGGTAGCAACGGCAATTCGGCCCTTGTCCCGCGTGGTAGCGCATTCCGTTCGAGCCTGCGATGGGTGGATCAGACCACAGAATCGTCTTGCCTTCGAGCTTTCGATGCTCTTCCCGTACCTGTTGGTCCATCGCAGTCCTCCAAACGTAAGAGTCGGAGCCTACATGCTCGGCGCGAACCTGCGTCAGCACTGAGGAGGTACGCGCCGTCTCGGTACGTGCGATCAGCTTGGCACGGCCCACCGTTACCTGACCGGAGCGAAGGATCTCGGGGATGATCTCAGCGAAGCGTTGGCCACCCACCAGAGCCTGCTGTGTCAGCTCGTGTACCCTCTGGCCTGCTTCCAGTGGGAGCGACTTGATCAGCACCACCTGTTCGCGCATCAGCTTCGAGAACGCTACGCCTACCGGAGCCTGCGCCAGCTCCACGGTGAGGCTCTTGCCAATCTGGTTGGAGAGAGCTTTCCACGAGCGGAGATCCCGCCAGCCCACCTCGGCGTGCATCCGTTGCGTGACCTTCTCGGCCCACGGTTCGATCAGGCGGGAGTAGGACTCCAGTGCGCGGTACATCTGCTGTTGATTGGCGAGGGGATTCTGGACCGTGTAGCCGTTGATGATAGAGCCGACCTGTCGGCCTACGGCGACCAGCGAACGCTGATATTCACGTTCCGCGATGCGGGCCTTGGAGAATCTGAGCTTGGCAGCTTTGCGCATCGCCGCCTGCTTCTGGCGTTCCGTCATCTGCGCGGCGGGTGGAGTGGCTACGGCCATTCAGATCTCAGGTGAGGATGGCGTGATGGCCCACTGCGAACAGCATCCAGATGACGTAGAGAAGCGTAGCCGCAAAGACGAGTACCTTGGCCACCAGTAGAACGTAGTCCTTCAGTGTCAGTTCAAGCAGGGGAATGAGAATGAAGCTCACCAGCAGGATGATGACGATCAGTAGCATCACACACCTCGATTCTCTTCATCGCGGGCAAGGCGGAACAATTCCATCTCCAGCTGCTTGATGCGAATGGTCTGGTTCTGGAGGATGCGTTCCAGCGCAGGCCGCGCCGAGGGAATCGCCGCAGCGATCTCTGCCTGCGTGATCCTCTGCTCCTCCTGCCAGTCGGCCAGTGATTGCCGCAGCCTCTCGACACCGGGGGTCTGGTCGTGTACCGCGCCTTTACACGTCCCACCACACCCGGGACAGTCTTTGACCTTCACCCGCAGCGACGCCTTGGCCGAGTCGAAGGTGAGTACCCGGCCATTGCGTCGGTGGATGTGAAGGATGGTCATGGCTTGGACTTTTCTTCCTCTTCCTCTTCCTCTTTGTCTTCCGTTGGGTCAGGAGGAGCCGGAGGTGGTTTGGGCGTATCTATCGGGTGGGGTTTCTGGGGTTCGGGCATGGGACCATCCTTTCGGGGTTGGAGTTGACCGGGAGAGCGTTCAGCGTAGCCAGTGAAGGTTTAGGTTGACGGATTCGGCGCGACGCAGCATATCGGCCTGCTGTGCGCCGGAGGGATGCCGGAGATGCGTATCCACGTTGTAGAAGTCGACGAGGTTCTGTTCTCCCTTGGTCAGCCTGCGCCCACCGCGTTTCTTCATCAGAAGCTCCTTCGCCCGGGCTTCGACCTGTTGCTGGATGGTGATGCCGCTGGCGACGTTGGAGGCAATGGCACGATCAGCGCGGGTATCGCCCAGCTTCAGCGTCTCCTTCGTCTCTAGTGGTGTAACAGGCTTAGCGGCTTCCGGCGCTGCCTTGGGCTCTGGGGACGGTGTAGCGGGTGTTGTGGCGTCAGGCTCTGTGGTGATATTCGGGTTCATACGAACATTGTACGAAGCTCCGCAATACCCCTACGGAAGCGGGGGCGGGATAAACGACAGCAACAACGCACTGACGTCTCCGGTACCCGTGGGCGTTATGGTCCACGTCGGGGCTATCGCTGACACCTCAATTTGCTCCTTATAGGCCGCTGAACCCCAAAAAGGAATAGGCGTCGACGTGCTGGTCATACTGAATCCGCTATCGATTCCATCGATCGAAGTGACAGCAGTTTGATGCGCCAAGACGTACGAGACGAGCAGTGCATTCGGGTTGGTGGGGGTGATAGAAGGCAGGGAAATTGTTGATCCAGTGACGTTGAGGCTAACGCTCGACTGATCAAAACCTGCGCCATTTGGCCCACTAAAAGCCATGACGATCATTGATGCGCCAGAACCAGAAAGAAGGAA